CTACGTTTTTTATCTTTGCTAAAACGTCTGTGTCATCGTAGTCGCTAGTTTTTACAAAGGAGCTTGCATGATAGCCATCTAGCAAATCAGCGTCAAGTCCTGAGCCACTTCCATCATTGCCAGCATGCCAGACCTTGTATTGTGTTGTATCTCCGCCCGCATAAATTTCTCCGGTTGTAACTATTCCACCGTCTATTATTTGGTCAAGGTCAACCTGTGCCGCAACATTCGTGAGAGCCGAAAAGTTGTTCACGTTTCCTGGATTTGTTCCGTCAGGCACCCAGTTTTTGAGAATCCATCCGCTACTTTGGAAATTATCACCAAGCATGTAAACTTCAAGGCTGTTGGTTGGATCGTCAATGTAGACCTGTAGCAATGCACCATCGTATGTTCCACCTTCTTTGATCCTTATGTAACGAATCGGAGTACCAGAATATCTTGAAGAATGAAGAACTGTTATCTCTGAATGTGCACCGTACATGTGAGATGCGTAGAAAATAACATTTTGATGTTTACCGCTAGCAATATCACGTATACCAAAACGCGCAACCGCTCTATCACCAGGGTTAACTGCTATTGTATACCAACCTACGGGTAATCCAGAAGCAGAATATTTTATAGTTTTACCATCTATTCTCGCGAAACTTGAAGCGTGAAGCCCATCTACCGTGTCCGCGTCAAGTCCTGAACCTGAACCGTCAACGTTTTTAATTTTTGCTAATACGTCGGCGTCTTCGTAGTCTGTTAATTTAACAAAATTATTATCAACATAGCCCTTTGTAGCTGCATCTGCTGCGTTTACTGGTGCCTTTAAGTTTACAATTGTATACTGTGTGTCAGCATCTAAATCAGCACCAAGTTTGTTGCCCGCACCAAATGTTTTGTTTGTCAAAGTTTGTGCATCTGTTGTGCCAACTATATTACCAGATACACCATGTGTACCAGATGTAGCTGCAGCATGAGAAGATAAAGCTGAGTTAACATTGTCAACATCAGCCTTCCTTGCAGCGTCATTATCATTCACTGGTGCTTTTAGGTTTACAATTGTATAGCTGTTGGCATCTAAATTGGCTGTTAATTTATTACCGCTGCCAAGTGATTTGTTTGTTATGGTTTGAGCATCACTGGTACCTACAATATTGCCTGATACACCGTGTGCACTGGTGGCACTCATGTGGTTGCTTAAACTTGTATTTACAGCATCAACATCTGTTTTACGTGCTGCATCATTTGCACTGGTAGGTGCTGCAAGATTGGTTATTTTATAACTGTTTGCGTTAAAATCAGCACCAAGCTTATTACCACTACCTAATGTTTTATTAAGAATTGTTTGAGTATCACTTGTGCCAACAACATTACCAGTAATACCATGTACACCACTTGCAGCACTGGTGTGATTTGTTAGAGTATTATTTACAGCATCAACATCAGCCTTCCTGGCTGCATCTGCTGCGTTTGTTGGTGCTTTCAAGTTTACAATTGTATAGTTGCTGGCATCAAGGTCTGCACCAAGCTTGTTGCCACTTCCTAAGGTTTTATTGGTAAGTGTTTGCGTGTCTGATGTTCCAACAACATTACCAGACACACCATGTACATTGTTATTGCTGTTTTTGTGATTATCTAAATCAGTTTTTAGATAATCTGTGTTGCCTTCAATTCTGTTCATATCTGTATCAGTTAAAGGGTCGGCTGGATGCCAATTCAATTTTGGTGTTTGCCAAGCCATATTATTCCCTCCTTCCTCTTAATCTTCCAGTCATACCACCTTTAAAGTAGACAATATTTTCAAGCAATACATATTCATTATTATTATACCTTATTTTGTGTCCAACTTCAAAATATGGGTTGCCAATTGATTTTAGAATAAGTGCTTTTTCTGGCTCTGAGAAAGCACTTAATACTTGTGATGCTAAATTTTGAGCTAAATCTGGTGCGTTTGCAACATAGGTGTAATTAAGTTTAGCTGCACTTAATCCATAGTTGCTTATTGAGAGAGTATCTTCCAACACAATATTTGACTTGACAATTGCTAATTCATATCCATTAACACTAATATCAACAGTGCCAGCTGTTGGTGAAACAATTTCAATTTCAACACCAGCAATATCGGTTTTTAATACATTGACAGTTGCACCAGATGGTGCTGAGTTTACATTAATTGATGCATTTGTAAGAAACTTATCAAAATTAAGTCTCATACGTGTTGTACCAACATCAATATCAAATATCCATTGTTGTGTTTTTGGTGATAAATTGTTTGCTTCATCAAATATAGAAAAACTTGTCTCAACATAATTTGCCAACAATGATTTATCTTCACTTTCATCAAGTACAACAGTTGTTTCACCAAGCAATTCACCACGTTTTGATACTTTGAATAGATAGTCCCATCTATCAAAATATGCATAGTATCCAGCAATTTCAGCCAGATTTTGTATTATCTTTGCGTGTTGGTCATTCAAGAATACATAAGGCAATGTAATATTTTGCAAATCTGTATCTAAATCACGCTTTTGACTGTTTATACCAGCATCATCAAGTACATTTTCTAAAATTGTGTATACATTTTGATTTTGTTGCAATTCATCAAAAAAATTTCTTTGGAAGAGAAACTTCCAGAGGTCCTTTGCATATACATTCAAAACATTCTTTTTGAAAGTAAATCTTTCAGTAAAGTACTCGCCCAAAGGTATCCAAGTTTGTGAGCAATATTCTTGATAATCAAATAAATATATTGTATTAATATCATGCTTAATTACCTTGCTTAATCCGTGCTCGGTTATTACGTTATCATCTAACACGTTTGCAAGATGCCAGCTTATAATGTATCCATTTAAAAAGTCTGTTGTACCATTGCTACCAAGTATTACATCTGTTGTTGGTGTTTCTGGTGTTGGTGGTGTAATTGTTGTTTCAGCCTCTTTATTACCATCGACGTATAACTTTAAAGTCCCTGAATTATAGGTAAATGCTACATAGTGAATGTTATCGTCTGCTATATTGGTAGTTCCAGTTATTATGTTTCCCATATAGTTAAATTCAACTATGCCATTATTAAGTTTGCCGTATATTTCCGAAGTTGCTTTTTGGTAGAACAAATAACCGTTATTATGTAAATTATCAGTTTTGACTAACATTTCAACGGTAAAATTCTTATTGAAAAGGTTTTCAGGAATACTAACTATTTCGTTTTCACGGGTAGTGTTTGCCAATGTTGTAGCATAGGGTTTTTTTTCAAATTGAAAACCTGTCGTTTGTAGTTTTATAGTAGTGGCGCCAATCCATATAATGACCCTCGCTTTTGTAGCGCCTGCTGGCGCAGTCAGCACCACGTTAAAACGCGTCCAATCTTTGGCGCGATTAGTGGAAGGTATTTCTACAAATTTTTTATTTGCAAAACTTAACACTGTATTATTTGCGTCAAAATATACTATTTCGACTTGTCCGTTTGACCTCTGGTCCCATTCTAAAACTTTGACATAAACCGTAAAACTATAAGTTTCACCTTCATTGATATTAATCCAGGCGCCTATTCCTGCCGATCCGTTAGCGGTGTATAACTCAGCATATTTGCCAAATGGGCCACCGTCTTTTATTTCTTTTGTTGTCCAACCTAACAAATTCACTAAATTATAACCGTTAAATGTTCCGTCTGCAAAAATCGGGTTAGAAAATAAATTTGTCGTCCCTTCTTCAATTAATAAACCCCTTCTATTTTTTACCTTATCCCAGCGTGGTTCGTTTACTTCACATAGCCAGCCGTCAGCGTTATAAGCGGCGCTATTCCTGGAAAAAGTAGGTTTAGCGAAGTCGTGACCCTTCGGTCTTATATAAGCCCTTAGGTTTCGGTTAGGTCTTAGATATTCTTTATAATTGCTGAAATAATTATCATGGTCGGCAAGGTTTATATCTATTTCGCGCGCGATTACTCCATATAAACCTGTTTGACTGTAAAGCTTTTCTCTGTAATTCGCACCTAGAATTCTTTCGTTGTTGAAGGTTAATAACATTATCGTTTCCAGTTCCGAAACTTTCGCTACGGTGTTTGGTTTATTCCAAGTTTTAAAAATGTATTTTATCGTAGCTACGTCTGGAACGGCGCTTGTCATGGTGTAGTGAAATATAGCGCTGTTATTTCCTGTAATGTTTTCAGTATGTAATAAAGCGCCGTTTTCGTCGTAAAATTCAATATCAAAATCAACTGCATATTCATTTTTTTGTGTATCAAAAACAATATTGATTGTTTGTATAGGTCTTTTGGTAAAAGATAGCTCAATGTATGGAAAAGTGGCAAATGCACCAGTAGCATCTGCCACCTCAGCACTCATATATCCAACTTCAAGCTTATCATCTTTTGTACTTGGTAAAATCTTGTATGAGCCATCTAAAGAATTGTATCCATCAAGCAAAAGCCATTTGTTTGTTAATTTTAAGCCATTATAAATTTGGTCTATATTTGATACTGCGTTTTGACTATTACTGGCTGCTTGTGGGCTTAGGTCATATTCAAGAGAAGATAAATTTAACTCAGTTTTGACATCAAAAGCACGTATTCTTTCATCAAAATAATCAGCTAAGTATTTCATGGTATCACCACCTTATTCAAGTGCTTCTTCCATTGTCATGCTTACACTGTACAATTCTTTGCTGGCTTCAACACGTTTTATTGTAGCTTGTGTGATTGATACCTTCAAAGCTTGTGGCACACCATTGTATTCGTATGTAAAATAAACATAGTCTTTTTCATCAGCAAAGCTTTGTAATTTACTGGCTGTATCAACATCAACACCAGTATATTGTATTGAAAATTTTCTTACCTTTGCAACAATTGTTTTATACAGCCTACCAGATATATCCCTTGCATAGTCAGCAATTTCAACAAAGTTAATATCAAATTTATCTGGTTTTGGTATTTCAATGCTATTAAAAGCCCAAGCCATATTTTTCAGCCTCCCCTCGTGGCAAAGGTATAACCTCTAAAGCCTTGCAATTCTTGTAGTTTTTCAGCTAATTCTTGCAATGAGAAGTCATCTGCCACTAAAGTGCCAACATGCAAATGTATTTCATTGCTTTGTTTGACATCACTAAGTATATCTTCAAGTTTGCTAAGTGGTATAACAGCCTCTGGTTCACCACCTTCACCAATCATTGCAAAGGTTGGCTGTGTGACGATACCGCCTTCGGCTAGTCCAGCGATACCGCGTATTATTGCTTTTGTTCCTTCAATCGCGGCTATTGCGACAGCCGCTTCGGCGACAATAACTGGAATTTGCGCCAACGACGCGCCCATGGTTAACGGTGCTTGTGCTATTGCTGCGGCTATGCCCGCCGCTTTCATCGCTATAATTTGCTGTTCTACCAGCGATAGAAAGTTTATAACAAATTGCGCTAAGTTCTTTCCGAAGTCTTCCCAAGCTGTTTCACTACCTGAGAATAAATCATTTATTAATTGGACGGTAGCTGCTGCCATTTGACCTAACGAATTTTTCACTAAAACACTGAAATTCTTTATTTCAACTCCCATTATAGTTAATTTGTCTGGTATAGTATCTATTTCACCAATTGTTTTTGAAACACTATTCGATACTGCTTGTAGTGTATCTTCCCATATATCCTGCCAGTCCAACGCGTTAATTTTTAGCTTACCTGTTGATTTATCAATTTGAATAGTTGTATTTAGATACCTTTCAGCTATTTTTTCTAATTCTTTACTAAGCGTTTCAGCGAAAACTTCCCATAGATGATTAGTTTCTTGAACTTCTTCTTGGTGTTCTTGTAGTTTACTAGTTGCTTCGCTTATTGTTTCCGCGGTTTCTTCTATGGCAGGGGTGACTGTTTCATCGAATGTTTCAGCCATATCTTCACTAATGTAGGTGACGTCTGTCATTACACTAGCGAACATATTATTAGCGTCAATTGCTTTTGGAACGTTTTTTTGTATATTTTGCCATACGGCGTCAATAGCGCTTCGCATATCGTTAGCTTCATATTCTGTTATATCGCTTGTTTCTATTACGTTGCCTTCAAATTCGTTTAATTTTTGTATTGTATTTGTAATTGTTTCTTGAACATCGTTGTAATCAGTTAGAACGGCACCTGTCCAGTCAGCAAGTTTATTGTTTGTTCTGTCTAGAATGCTTTCTAATTCTTGCCTAAAATTAATAAATTGCTGTTTAGTTTCATCTACTTTTTCGTCAGTAGTGCTTAAATTAATTCCTGTTATTTTGGTAAACATCGCAATAGCATCACTAACATTTAGCACATTTTCAGCTACTTGGTCAGCAAATTCCTGAATATTTTCAACTGTTAAATCTGTATTTTCATTAATACCTTCAAAATTAGATGCAACATTTTCATTCAATAAATCAAAAGTTGAGCTTACACCTTCAAGGTTAGTGTTAATTTCATTTGATACTTCCTCAAAGTAAATTGATGTATCTTCAAGGTTTTCATTAATTTCTTCCAAATTACCAACAACATCATCAGCCGTGTTATCAAGTGTTGTGCCAATAGCATCGCCAGTGGTTTTAAAATCTTTGTTGATATCATTTAAGGCACCACCAACATCATTAGCTGTAATATCAGTAGTGGTACCAAGTTTTGTTTGTATATCAATTGCAATGTTTGTTGTTGCAGCATCAATTTGTTTTGCTGTATAATCAAAAGCTTTACCAAGTTTTTTGCTGTTAATCAAAACATCATTGACAAAATCTTTGTTGGCTTTCTTTGTTTTATCCAATGCTTTTTTAATTCCATATACAGCACCTATCAAGCCACCAATAATACCAATTACAGGTAAAGCTACTCCTGCAAGTCCAGAAAGTGCAGCAGCTACACCAGAAACAGCAGCAGTGGCACTACCAAAAGCAGCTGCAAGTGCTGGTATGGCTTTTAGTAAGCCACCTATCGCCCAAAGCATCGGTCCAAGAATAGTTAAAACACCAGCTAATACAATTATTGCAGTTTTTACACCTTTAGGTAGGTTTGCAAAAGCTTCACCAAGTTTGGCAATTACCTTTACAGCACTTGTGATTGCTGGTGTTATATCTTCAATTACTTTTGCCAAATCATTTGCAAGTGGTTCAACAGCAAGCAAAATGTTGTTTTTTAAATTTTTAAAGCTTTCAGCAAAGTCCCAAGTATCCTTTCTGGCTTTTTGTATTGTTTCACTTGAGCTTGCTATCGTACTATTTAAATTTTCTGTTTCATCAATCAACACTCTTAGTGCATCAGCAAATTCAACACGTGATGTAGCAGCAACTTTGCTAAGTAGCCCGTTTATTAATTTTAATTTTTCATTTTCATCAACGGTTTTATCTCTTAATTTTGCAAATACTTTTGCAACTTCTTCAGCACCACCAGCAGTATTGCCAATCAGTTGTCTAAGACTGACAAGCATACGTGTGGTGTCTATTCCATTTCTGTGTAATAAGCCAACATAAGTTGCTGCTTCTTCTATACTCAAGCCAAATGCACTTAGTACATTTTCATTACGTGCTAAACTATCAGCAAGTTCAGCAACACTTATGCCTGTTTGTTGTGAAACTTTAAAGAAGTGGTCAAGTAATTCTGGTGTTTTGCTTACATCTATATTCCATTTATTGATTGCTTGAGCAACAGTTTCAATAACTCCAGTTAAATCTTCACCGAGCATATCAGAAAGATTTAAAACAGCAATGGCTGTTTTTATTAATAAATCACCATTTAAGCCAAGCATAGTATTAAGATTAGCAATTGCAGTGCCTATTTCTTCAATTGAATTTGGCACTGCCTTAGCAACAGCCCTAAAGGCTGCATCTAATTCTTCCAATTGTTCACCAGTAGCACCTGTACCAATTCTGATAGTATCAAAAGCCTTATCCAATACATTGAAGGCTGCAACAAGTCCTGTACCTGCTGCAGCCAATGGTAATGTTACGTATTTTGTTAAAGATTTACCAACGCTTTGAAAGCTACTGGCAATCTTATTAAAACTATCAGCCTGTGCCTGTATATTTGAAAGCCCTCGTGATACTTCATTTAGTGCTTTCTTAAACTGTGATGTATTAGCTAAAAAATTAAATTTAATATCAGGCATGTTTTTCACCACCTTTTGGTAGTAACTCTTTGACTATTTCATAATATTCTTTTTTGAGCTTTTCTGGGTCCTGAATGATTTTGCGTTTGGTAGGTGATTGATACAATTCTTGTAGTTTGACTGGCTTCTTTAACCTGTTCGTGTAAGATATTATCATAGCTGTTTGCCAAGCTAAATTTTGCATGTATTCATCGCGGTCTAACAGCCAAGCCAAAATGTAATAATACAACTCAGCTGGTGTTAGCTCGTAAATTTCGTGTAGTTTCAGCCCACAACGTATACCAAAAACAATAAAAGTGGAAACAGAGCTTGGCTGCTCTGCTTCCACCTCGTTTAAAAATTTTTAAGTTGCTTTTCAACTTCTTCATCTGGTTTAAATGCTTCATTGAAAGCCTGAGCAATAATTTCACTAACTTTCTTAATTCCTAACTCGTCCATAATGTTCTCTATATCTTCTGTTGTAAGGTCTGGGTGTTTGGTTATTAATCCAGCAGCAAAAATTTTATACAAGTCATTGATACCAAATTTACCAGATTGAAACTTGTCAGATATTTCAGTTATTGTTGCGTTTAGTTCTTGCTCTAAATGTTTTAAAGCCTTAATTCCATACTTGATTGTATATTCTTTACCAGCTACTTTGAATACCACCTATATCACCACCTTATGATATTGTTAATTCTCCAGTACCTTGTATGCTACATGAAACAGTTGCAACATCTCCCATACTGCCTGTAACACTGTAAGATGTGACTATACCTTTACCAGTGTAAGTTTTTGTGTTTGTACCATCACTAACTTCAAATTTTACATGTACTTCTTGCCCACTAAGTGCAACAGCTTCAAATTGTTCCACACCAGCATCACCAATTACAACAAGAGCATCACAATCAACGGTCCATGTGTACCTTCCAGATACAAATTCTTTTGCTAATTCATCGTTTTTGGCAGTTACTTCTATGGTGTCCATGTTAATGGTTAATGTTCCACCTCTTTGAGCACCAAGCACAGAATAAGCTGTACCATCTGGTGAAGAATATACCAACACTTTATCGCCTTTTACAACGTCTTGAGCCATACAAAACACCTCCTTTAAAATTATTCATAAATTTGCGTGTGTAATTTAATAATAGCATGTTTAACATCTTCATCTTCTTCCTGATATATTATATCATATCCAAGCACTAAGACACGCACTTCATTTACAACTGCTTCCAAAGAATTTAAAAGATTTACAACAGTTTCAACTAAATTATACACTTCTTTTTTACCTTTGTAATTGCTAAAAACATGTATTGTAAAATCAATGCGGTTGCTACCAACATTTTTTGTTAATTCACCAATTGCATCTGGTTCACCAATTCTTACAAATGGAAACTGTACTGTGTCTGGCACTTCATCATATACATTCAACTGTGCACTTAACAAGCTATAAATATGTTTGTGCAATATTGCTTCGTAGTTTTTAGTCCTCATGCCAATCACCACTTTCTAAATATCTTTTGATGTTTTCAAGTGCACGGTTGATGTTTTTATAGAAAAACGGTCTTGCCTTCATCTTTACTGTTCCAAATTCAACAAAGCTGGCATATGGTGCCAAAGCAAAAACTTGTATTTGCCAGCCATCGAGCAAATCCATTACATTTAAGCCAATACTACGCCTTAAAGTACCAGTTCTATATGGTGCATCTCTTCTTGCGTTATTTGTGGCTGTTGTAAATTCTTTTACCATTTTGTGTTGTATTTTAGCTTTTAAATTTTTATTTAATTTTTCTAAAGCAAGAAAAGCTTCAGACATATCAGCCTTAATCTCAAGTTGCATAGCTTACACCTTCCACCATTACAAGTGTTTCGCTAGCTTTTTGTTTATTCAATACTCGGAATTCTATATCTTCAATCTTAAAACTATCGAACTGTTCGCCTTCATCGCGAATAAAAATAACTATACGCCTGGAATAAACGAACTTCTTTTGTTCGGGGTCGTAGACTTCTTTTACGTCGACTTTTGCAATATAACAAGGTTTCGTAATTTCACTAGTTGTTTCAGTATAACCGCCGTATTCGTCTATTGTTTGCGTTTTCGTGATTAGGACGACATCGTCTTTAAATTTTCCGATATCGTAGCCTAAC